CCTTAGACATCTGGTCAACTATCTTGTCTGTTTCCTCTTGTAATTCTGGAATAACACTAAAGTCATATTCAATACAAATATTATCACCATACATTGGAGCTAACCACCTATTTAATTCATCTTGAATTTTAATAAGTTCTGGAATAACTGCATTTTGATACAATGCCTTTTTTGCCTCTTTCATATTATTATATGTTGAGGATTCTGTATTGTTTAATAATTGTACTGGCTCATTTTAGATATTACATAAATCTTTAATAGATGCGTTGTACTGTTCAATTAAACTCATATCACTAGCATTTAACCCAAAATTAACCCAAGATAATTTTTTTGGAGTTATAATAATATCACCAGCTTTTTTACTCCCTTGATGATCCCTTCTAAATTTATCTTTTAATTGTTGAGCTTGTACTTCATTTAAATCACCCTCATCACTCATTAAAATACCCCTAGCTGTCTGGTTTTGTAAAAATTTAACTCCGCTTTCTGTCGCCTCATTATTAGTAGTCATAGATCTTAAACCAGCTTTTAGGGGTGATTGACCATAGAGATGTGATCCAGTACCATCATAAAAAGGATTAAAATCTTTTATGTGGCACATTTGATTTGCTGGTATTTTATAAGTTCCATTATATTCAATCGTATAAGATTCAACAGGTTTCATCATACCACCAGAATTTATTTCAATAATTTGACTAGGCATAACATATAGCTCAGTGTATTTATTTATATTTTCACCTGTTTCTGGTCCTATTCCATATATATATCTATTGCCTGTTAATTTACCAAATGCAATTAATTCACTTATCCATGAGGCATAGGATTGAGCTGGATTTGGTCTATCTAATAATCTATGTAATTCAGTATGCTCCAATTCAACTAAAGCGTGTTTCTTTAGCATATTGGCTTTATACATTACATTAGGATCTGCAATACCACTTTGCATTGCCTTATATCTTTTATAGCTACTATCATTTACCTTTTCATAAATGTGAAATGGTATTGTGGTAGCTGCTTTCGTTATGATATTAACCAAAGAATAAATGGTTGCATTTTTTCTATACCCATCATTTATATAAGTTTGGTCATTTTCAGAGTTCCAAATAATTGTATTACCTAGCCAATTATATACTGCTCTGTTATATTGTTCGCTTGTATTTTGAGATTTATTGGTTATTATAGATCGTAATCTATCAAAGAATGATGCCATTAATATAAAATTTTATGTAAAAATACAAAATAATAAATTCTTATTTTATACCACAAAGAAATCATTACGATTCCGCCACCTTGAATAAACACAGTATCGAATACTATCTAGCAAATGGTCCGCCTGGTTAGCTTTTGGTTTGTTAATAATTGTGCCATCTTTTAATTCATCATAAACATAACTTAGTTGTTCTTTTTGAATATTAATAGAATCCTCACTAACATATATATCAAATTCTTTAAGTAAACTGATCCCAGCATTTATACTGCCTTGACCTTTAATAGCACCTTTTGCCCAAATAGACATTTGCCTTAATTCCTCTATACTCTTTGGCTCGGCACTATCACAATACATTAGCATATCATCTAACTTTTGTGCTTTAATAAATTCAGCAATATCTCTATTAGTCATTCCTTTTTTGTAAATAAGCTCCTGAATGTATATATTATTATTATACCTACCAACTTTTACAATAGCTAAATTATCTTGACTAAAACCAAAATCACATCCTAGCACCTCATCATCTAATTGTGGAAAATCTTTAAGTGGAATATAATTCCAATTTTTAAATATTTGTTTTTCACTAAATATAGCTCTTAAACCCTCACCATATACACGCCAATAATCTGGATCTCTATCTTTTATCCTTTCAATCTCATCAATTAATTCTTTTGGTAAAAACTTATTATCTTTATAGGTTGATAAAAATAGATCTGATTCCTTACTATCTGCTAAATCATATAAATAATGTACTGGATCACTTGGATTAAAATCAATTAATATTTCTCCCCTTGTTCGCATTGCTAATTGTTGGTAGTCCTCAAAAAATAATTCATTGCCTTCATTAATCCATAGTATATCCCTAGACGAACCCCTAATCTTTTGAGCATCATCGGTGCTAAACATTTCTAAGGTGTGTCCATTATATTCAAATGTATTATCTGATTTATTATGCACACCAGCCCAATAGATGCCTAATTGTTTCGATATATGTAGAAAGTCCCTTAGAATTGATCTTTTAAGTGCTGGTAATGTTTTTCTAACTATTGATATAGTTAATGCTTTTTTTTGAGTAGTCATTAAGTATAAACAATATTGCATTAAGGACCATGATTTACCAGATCTAGTACCGCCTTGAAATATTTTTAATCTCTTTTTAGATTCAATGGCTTGATAAAATTGTTTATTGCAATACTCAGTTATTTTTTGTCTTTGGCTGGTGTCCATTCAATTAGTTTGCTTTCAATAGAGCTATCATGTTGAATTTCTTGTCTTTCGATATACCCTCTCTTTTTTCCTTTTGTTTTTAATAAGAATATTGTTGCTGTTGTATTACCTTCTTGAATTTGTTTATGTAATTGACTTTCAGCAAAATCTAATGTAATATCCTCAATTGATTTAACCTCAGCAGCATACTTAGGATCTTTCTTTAACCAATTATAATGTGTTTGTCTATCAATGCCTACTTGTCGTACAGCTGTTGTTACAACACTTAAACTTTTTTCAAGAGCTTTGAGCATTAATCTTTTTTTATGTGTCGAAACTTGTCTAATTGGCATACCACAAAATTACATAAAAAAAAGGGAGCTAAAAAACTCCCTTTAATTACCTAATACCATTAGAACTTAATCCTGGATTTTTATAGTAGGTTTTTATTTAGCATCGTTTATAGTTTTAATAAATTTTAAAGCATCTGCTTTATTAGTGAAATTATAACAAGAATTTTTATATACTCTAGTTTTTTGATGATCACTCATTGTAATCCACTCCCACGCATCTGGATCTTGGTGATAATCAAATTCAACTGTCCAATCTCTATTTCTAGAATAGTCAGACATTTTAGCATTATGTACTTTTATACCTGTAAATGTTGGCATAATCTCAGCTTGTTTTTCTTTTGATAAATAATTCATTGTGTTTTCCATATTATTTTGTTTATGTAACCACTTTGTTGTAATTACATAGCTAAAATACAAATATTTTTTAAAATACAAAGAATTTTTTTAATTTATTTCACTAATTTACCACATTCAGGGCATTTATCCCCTTGATTTGTAACTTCTATTGCCTCATTGACCTCTATATTATTAGGTTTAAACTCTGGTAAACTTAAACCCCATTCATTTAATTCATATACATCCCATTCATTAGCTAGTAAATCCCAATCCCACTCACCAAAACTAGAATTATCTTTTATTATAAACTCTTGTTTTTGTTTTTCGGACCAACCTTTAACTATATCAACCCAAACTTTATTTAATCCAGCCGATTTACACGCCTTTAATCTCATGTTGCCGCCTAAAATAACCATATCCTCATCAACTATTATTGGTCGAAATTCTAGCATTTCTGGAAAATCTTTAATAGATTTTACTAATTTTTTAAACTTTGTATCTCTTATATATCTAGGATTGTTTTCGTTTTCTTTTATTTCTTTTATATCAACTATTTTTACCATTATTAGTTTTTTTATTATACAAATATAAATATAAGTCCCAAATTTTAGAACTCGCTATTGATTGATTCTTATATTTTTTAGGTGATCTAATTAATCGGTTATCATCATAAATTTCAATATAACATTCCTTTTTGCCTTTAATTGGGACTATATATACTTTTATATTGTTTTCTAAACACCAGGATTGAGCTTGTAGATATATATTCATGTTAAAACATTCTTATTTGAGATTTGTGTTGTTCTATTCTTTTTATTGCAGCTTCAAAGTATTCTTTATCTATTTCATAACCAGTTAAGTCATACCCTAAATTATGACAAGCTATTGCTATTGAGCCACTACCTAAATGAGTGTCAAGTATTGTGTCTCCCTTTTTTGCATAATTCATTAATAGCCACTCGTATAGTTTAACTGGCTTTTGTGTGGGATGTATTGAACCTTTTATTAATAAACCATTTTCAGAGATAAAACC